CTCAGTCACAGGTAAGGGACTAGACACTAACGCAGTCTTACATTCGTGTGGTTCAATCGTATGAATACCACAAAAGGACGCCTCCCCTATCGTTACACCAGTCCGCACGTATGCGAAGTGATGCACCGACCAGGGCAACGCCAATTCACCCTGTTGGTCAAAATGATCTTCAACTAGGCTACAACTCGCTAAGGTTAGGGTCGTTAAGCCTATTCATCATAAGATGGCTAACCTTGGATGGAAATTAATCAACATCCATTATCATACTCACGCCAGTCCTTGCTGCATTAACCGAAGCTCCAAGAGCTGGGTTATAAAATGTTGCAGCAGTGCCAGCGACATTCATAATAGTTTTCACTACGTCTTTATTAGGGAGGTGATCATAAACGTAACCCATCATACCTCTAGTCTTATCAACAGTTGACTCAACACGTGGCTTACTAGACCACATTGGAGTCGAAACTGATGACAATATACCAGGTAACGTTGGGTACCACTCAATGTTCATAATCACTTCATAACCTATAACGACTGTAGAGGTAGCAGCTGCTGACACAACGATATATAGATTAGACCAACCAGTTTTAACGGTTGATGCAATATCCACAAAATCTTGTGACAAATCAGCTGGCTTAGCAATCCAATAAGCATCTAATCCAGCTAAACTAGTACGTTGCGTATCTAAATGCATTGTATTACCAACATTAAGAGTATCATCTGGTCCTGCAGTCGTAACTAAACTTACTGCACCTTGTGATGCAGTAGCAGCTGTAGTGCTAAATACATGAACACCAAAACTAACAATTCTATACTGACCATCATAAGTGCTCAATTCAGAATAAGCTGACATAGGCACCGCAGTTGACCAACCAGCTGCTGCATGACTAGTAATGCTAGATGCATCTTGCATAGTATACACCAAATTAGGTTGTATACGAGTTATAGCTTCTCCACCACCAGTGGTAGTCACATAACCCAAACCTATACACCTCACAGGTACTGATTTATTACTAGCACCGCCACCAAACTGTTTAGCACCATCTGCTGCGGGACAGAAAGGATCGATGTTAGAACACACTGCTTCGACAAACCTATTGTCAGGCTTACGCTTAACAATACGCGTATTAGCTCTCCTCATGGGAACGCCATACGTTGGAGGCTGTGGTTTAACACCAGCTTTCTTACTCTTCTTACTTCTATTACGTTTTGTTTTCCTTGCCATTGGTTCTAAATGGTATTGTAGTACGATATCTTGGTCCAACCCCTCCCAGAGCTCGTTGGCACCAAGACGTAGGTTTCATTGGGTCTCAAAACTTAAGTCCATGAACTCCTTTTGAAGCTCAATGAACTTAGTTTTGACTTCATCACTATTATGACGAATCTCATGCCAGACGGACGCCCACTGCTCCAAGCCACTAGTTTTAGTAACGAGCTTGTAGAACGCCTTAGGCCAAGAAAGCAATTCAGCTCTCCATTGACCTTTGTCTTTGAAATAACGATGAGAACAAAACTCAAAAGATTCATTCCCATGGGTCTTATAATCACGCATGTTTAAACCAAGCTCCTCATAAGACTCTTTCGTTTTCAAAGCATCTAGCAACGCCTCCAGACAATCATCTCCAGCTGCTGTCGGAGCTTTAGATTTAACTATAGCTGCCAGCAATAATCTCATCAGTGTATTACCACCAGTAGTCATAAAACGACCACTAGGCATCAAGCCTTGTTCCAACTGTTGATACAAAGTACCGTCATTGAAATAATAAATAGGCTGAGCCGTAAATGAAACCCAGAGATCCATAGTACGTCGATAAGCACGCAGACGACTATGGTATATGCCTGGAATACAGAGGAACACACACACCGTAACCAAGTAAAGCATCGTAATGCTTACACAGGATTCAAATCCTGATATATCACTTGAATACAATGTATGACCCTTAGGAATTCTACTAACAACCTTGTCAGCGAACTCACCAATTTGTTCATCTGTAAAACCTATTCCTATTGCAGAGCTAAGGTCTGGATAACGCGCTTTTATGCCATCAACAAAATGCATAAACA